TGTACAGTTTATTTCATTTCCAAGGAGAATAATAATGCCAGCAAAGAAATTTAAATTCGTATCCCCAGGCATACAAATTAAAGAAATCGACAAATCTCAATTGCCAAGATTGCCAAATGCAATCGGCCCAGTAGTAGTTGGTAGAACCTTAAAAGGTCCAGGTATGGTTCCTGTTACTGTTGGTTCATATGAAGAATTTGTTGAAAAATTTGGAACGCCAGATAGAGGTGCTGGTAGCGACGATGTTTGGAGAAATGGAAATACAACTGCTCCACTTTATGCTTCCTATGCTGCTGAAGCATATTTAAAAAATTCTTCTCCATTAACAATGGTAAGACTTCTTGGAACACAAGATGAAGCTGCTGAAGCAGACGGCCACGGAGAAGCAGGGTGGACAACAACGAATTTGCCAGACCCAAATCCAGGATCAAATGGCGGAGCATATGGTCTTTTTATTATGCCAAAAACAACAGATGGTGCTCCTGTTACTGGTTCGTTGGCTGCAATTTTTTATCTTGATGATGCTAGCTTGAAATTGGTGGGACAAGGACCAAATGGCAAATCATTTAGCGAAGGTACTGGTTCTGCTTTAGTAAAAAGCATTGGCTCTAACTATGAATTTAGAATGAAAATTCTACAAAACGATGTAGAAAAAGAAGATCTAACTTTCAATTTTGATAAAAAATCTTCTAAATATATTAGAAAGGTATTAAATACAAATCCAACCTTAGTAAACCAATCCATCACTCCATCTGACTATGTAAAACCATATTGGTTAGGAGAAACATTCGAGTCCTTCCTAAGAGAAACAGTCTCAGAACAGTCCGGAAACATCGCTGGTGATGTGTATGGGTTTATTGGAGAACTAGAAGGTCACGAAGACTTTAGACCACTGCCAGCAACTCCAGGTAAAACTGGCTGGGTTATTGGCCAAGATCTAAATTCAGTTACTAGTAGCTTTGAAGCCGCTAACATGCCAAAACTATTCCGTTTAGTTGCTGGTGAATCTGATACTGGTAGTGATTGGGAACAAAACAATGTAAAGATTTCAATCTTTGATATTAAACCTTCAAACAATATTTTCCAAAAATTTGGTACATTCTCTGTAGGTGTAAGAAACATTGACGACACAGATTCAAATCCAGAATTCTTAGAAGTATTTAGTGGATTAAATCTAGATCCTACTTCGCCAGATTACATTGCCGCAAGAATTGGCGACAGAACATTAGAATGGGACGAAGCAGAAAAAAGACACAGAGAAGTGGGCGATTATCCAAATGCTTCTAAATACATTAGAGTAGAAATGAATCAAACAGTAGAGCAGGGTGGCTTAGAACCAGAACTATTACCATTCGGATTTACTGGTCCAACTAGATTTAAAGCAGAGACTTTAAATAGCGGAAGCGAACCAGTTGATGGTATCTTAAATGTTGGTAGTAGTCATATTCCACACTCTGAATTCGCATTCTTAGATACAAATGGATTAGATTTAACTGCTTCTTTGGAGTTTCCTAAATTAAAAATGATTCAAGATAGTGTAGATGCTGGCGCACTTGATTTCAAACAAGCCTTCTTTGGTATGTTACCAACAGAAGGAGGTACAAACAAATTAAATGAAGATATAAGAGACTTACTAAGAATTAAGCCAAGTGGTTACGACACACATAAACCATCTGATAAGACTGAATATAGTTTTGTTTTCTCACTTGATGATGTTGTTGTTGCTGACGATAAGGCAAGCAGCCAATGGGTAGAAGGCTCCAGAAAAGAAGGCACTTCTCTTACTGCAGAAAGTGGCTCTTATGATACAATTATAGAATTTGGACACAACAAATTTACTATGCCATTATTTGGTGGCTTCGATGGCTTAGATGTAAAGGAGCGCGAACCATTTAGAAATAGTGTAATGGATGGCGAAACAAGAAAATCTAGTTATGCTTTGAATTCCATCTTAAGAGCAATGGAGAGCGTAAAAGATCCAGAAGTCCTAGAAATGAACCTTCTTGTTCTTCCAGGCATCACAAATAAAGTAGCAACCAAATTTGCTATTGATGTGTGCGAACAAAGAGCGGATTCGCTTGCAATAATCGATCTAGAAGGTGGCTATGTTTCTTCTGCCGAAACAAATACTCTAGAGAGTGCACGTTTAGGTAAATCTTCTGATACTATTTCCAAACTTCAGGGAAGGTACTTAAATACAAGTTATGCTTGTGCATATTATCCATGGGTAAAAGTGCTAGATAGTGAAAGTGGTCAGCCGCTTTGGATGCCACCATCTGTTGCCGCACTAGGCACAATGGCTTCTAGTCAAGAGAATAGTGAAGTATGGTTTGCTCCAGCAGGATTTAATAGGGGTGGACTATCTTTGGGTTCTTCTGGCCTTGATGTTGTAGGAGTAAGAGAAAAATTAACTTCCAAACAACGAGATGCACTATATGAAGTAAGCATTAACCCAATTGCTTCTTTTCCAAGCGAAGGTATTGTTATTTTTGGACAAAAGACTCTTCAAGCAGTACCATCTGCTCTTGATAGAATCAATGTAAGAAGACTTGTATTGTTCCTCAAGAAAGAAATTAGCAGAATTGCTGCAGATCTATTATTTGAGCCAAATGTTCAAGCTACTTGGGATCGATTCAAGGGACGTGCAAATCCATTGTTGGAAGGCGTTCGTTCTGGTTTTGGTATCAGTGAATATAAATTAGTTCTAGATGAATCCACAACCACAGCAGAAGAAATCGATAGAAATATGATGTATGCTAAATTGTTTATCAAGCCAGTATACGCAATAGAATTTATTGGTGTAGATTTTGTAATCACAAATACAGGAGCTTCATTCGAAGACCTATAAAATAAAAAAAGGACACTACTTAATATTAAGTAACTACAGGAGAAATTTAAAATGGCATTTTGGACTGATTCTAGCTTTGAACCAAAAAGAGTATTTAGGTGGAAAATGAGCTTTGCATATGGGGGCGAAGTAGCTCCAATAGAGCCTTTTTATCTTAAAAAAGTTACAAAACCAAAACTAACAATGACAGAGGGTTCTCATAAATTCTTGGACAGGACTTTTAAGTTTCCTGGTCATGTAGAATGGGCAGATGTAACTGTTTCTCTTGTAGATGATACTTCAAATAGTGTTCTTAAAAGATTAGTTGGCGCTTTTGCTTCTTCTAACTACACGGATATAGCAAACACTGTTCTAGATCCTACAAATCTAAAAACAATTTCTAAAGCAAAAATGAACTCTACCTTAACAAATGGAACAGGCGCACCAGTTCCAGCAGGTTCTGTAACAGTTCTTATGCAACAAATAGATGCAAATGATGAAATTGTTGAGTCGTGGTATCTACACAATCCTTTCATTAAAGAATTGACTCCTGGTTCGGAATTGAATTATGAAGGTGATGAGTTGGTAGAATACAGTGTTGTTCTAGCTTATGATTGGGCACATGTAGAAGGCGAAGGAATAGTAAATCAGCCACAATCATAATAAAAAAGAAAGAACTATTTATTTATATGTTCTGGAGTAATTCTAATTTTGAGCCAAAGATGGACTTCAAGTGGTATGTCGTTCTACGTGGCAAAAAAGAAGTATCTAATGCGTTTATTGAAAGAAATAAACGCATAGATGTCAAGCCTCCAGATAGTGTCAACAAAGGAAGCGAAAAGCTTTTTTTGGCACATAAAGTACAAAAACCTTCTTTTGAAATTTCCACAAAGCAATACAATCTAATAAACAGACCAGTAAACATACCAGGAAATGTAACTTGGGGAGATGTTTCTTTATCTCTTATAGATACCGTTGATAATTCTGTTACAGATTTTTTGAAGTATTACTTCTTTCTTGCAAATGTTGCATATGATTTTAGTAATCAAACAGGAATAGCCAACATAGAAACAGTAGATAAGTCTCATCTTGCAAACATAGATTTTATTATTAGACAAATTGATAGTGAAGAAAACATACTAGAAGAATGGAATCTTGTAAACCCAATGATTACATCACTAGAGATGTCGGAACTTGATTATTCTTCAGATAGTCTTTCTCAATACAATTTAAAAATCAAATATGATTGGGCTTTTGAGGGAGAAATTGATCTAAAAGAACAAATAAAAGCAAAAAATAAACCAAAAGAAAATCAACAAAAAGAAGCAAATAATGGCAGAAGCCAAACTGCTGCAAGTTCTACTACTCCACAATCGAAAAATAGAATTGGTCGTTAATTAACTTAACAAAATAATAAAATAATGTAAAATTAGAAAGAAAGAGGTTTATATGAGAGATAACCAAGATAGATTTGGAGATCTAAATTCTCCCGATGTTGCTGCTGATGTTGAACAGACAAATCCTACTTTGTCTTTTGTTTCTCCCACAGAAATTGTAGACTTACCGTCTGCAGGAAAATATTACCCAGAAGGACATTCTCTTTGTGGAAAGTCTAGTGTAGAAATAAAATTTATGACAGCAAAAGAAGAAGACATACTTACTAACAAGTCTTTGATCAAAAAAGGTGTTGTCATTGATAGACTATTAGAAAGTATAGTTGTAGATAAATCTGTCAAAATAGAAGATCTTCTTGTCGGAGATAAAAATGCGCTGCTACTAGCAGCCAGGATTTCAGGTTATGGTCCAGATTATAGTATTTCAGTAACATGCCCCATATGCCAAGACAAATCTCAACAAACAATGAATCTAGAAGAGGTAGAAAATAAACAATTGGTAGAACCAGAACAGAGAGATGTTAAAATGCCAAGTCCTGGACTGTTTTCTGTTGTACTACCAAAGAGTAAAGTAGAAGTAGTGTTTAGGTTGTTAAACGGAAAAGATGAAGCAGAGATAACAAAAAAACTTATTTCAAATAAAATGTCCGATTCAGAAGCAAACTCTACTTCGCAGTTAAAAAGGTTGTTAGTATCTGCTAATGGAGTAACAGATCGTCAAGTCTTGAATGAATTTTCGAATAATATGCCAGCAATAGATGCAAGGTTTTTAAGAAATTTGGTAAAAGACTTATCTCCTGATGTCGATATGATGCATGACTTTTCTTGTTCTTCTTGTGGTCACGGAGAGGAGGTGGAGATACCTTTTACGGTCGAATTTTTTTGGCCTAAGTGATGACTACTCAAGAAATGTTTACGAGCAATTCTTTTTGTTAAAATATCATGGTGGTTGGAGCTTTATTGAAAGCTATAATTTACCAATTAAATTAAGAGAATGGTTTCTACAACGTTTGTTAAAACAAAAAAAAGAAGAAAACGAGAGAGTAAAAG